AGGTCTAAACAAGGGTGATACGTTCCACTGGAATGTGTACTCCACTGTTGCGACAGCGGGTGCGGCCTTAACCGAAGGCACGTCGATTGCTGAAACTAATTTCACAATTACTCAAGGAACCATGACGATTTCTGAGATGGGGAACTCAATTCCCTTCACCTCCAAATTGGATGATCTGTCTGAGCATCCAGTTAAGGAAATCATACACAAGGTCTTAAAGATCGATGCGGCACAGGTAATGGACGGTTTGGTTGCAGACCAGATCGATACCACACCTTTGCGTGTTGTTCCGACAGCGGGTACAGCAACCGATGCGGTGACTCTCACCACTAATGGTACTGCTACGCTGACGAACAATGTTGCGTTGGGTAAAAACCACATCAAGGCAGTTGTAGACGTAATGAAAGAGAGGAATATCCCAGCCTATGAAGGTGACGATTATTTCTGCATTGCGTGGCCAACCACGTTCCGCACCCTCAAAAACAACTTGGAATCGATCTCGCAGTATGTCGAAACCGGGTTCCAGATGATCCGCAATGGCGAAACTGGTCGTTACGAGGGAGTTCGTTTCGTCGAGCAGACGTATCGTGCCAAGGGCGGAGCCGCCGCTGGTTTAGGTACTGCCGCCGCCGCATGGACTAACAGCAACAGCGATTGGGCTGTATTCCTTGGTGCTGACACTGTGGCCGAAGCAGTCGCTATCCCCGAAGAGATTCGTGGAAAGATACCGACTGACTATGGTCGTAGTCGTGGTATTGCCTGGTACTACTTAGGTGGTGCTGGGTTGGTTCACTCAACTGCCGCACAGGCCCGCATTGTAATGTGGGACTCGGCGGCCTAAAGGAGGAATAATATGGCACAGTCAACCTCTGGAGTGGGCGTTAAAAGCGGTCTTTCTGATCAACAGAAAATCTCCGCTTCCCACAAAGAACTCGGCCTTGCCTCCAAAGGTAAAGACCAGAAGCCGGTAGGCACTGGTACGCCGTCGAGCGCCCCACGGGGTACTCGTCTGGATGGCGGTCGGTAAACCTGAATGGGGGAGGGCTTCGGCTCTCCCCTTTTCTTTTTGGATGGGGACATGAAAGACAATAAGTATTGGAAACACATCAAGGACATGGATAAGTCATCCATCGTCTGTCGCGGTGAGGATGGAGCGCACTCGGTTGATGATTGGGAAACTGGCGTGGAGTATTCGCAAGAACTCAATCCAACACCGAAGATGTGGTCATTTTCTCTTGCGCCGATTCGTCGAGCGCGACCACTGAACAAGAGTTAAGTCATGGCTCAAGGAAAGGGTGGGGGGCAAGATTCTTCAGGCGTTGATGGGAAGGGGCCAGATGCATTTGGGGGAACGGGTGGCTATGGTGGAGATGAGGGTAATCTAAGTGATGCCCACGAAGGTCAGGTCAGTTCCTACGGTGGAGATGTCATGGGTTCCGGCATGGATGGGTGGGGTGGCGTAAACCCAACCGATGACCCTTCGGGCCTTGGTTATGGCGCTTACGCTGGCCAAAATCAGACTGCAATGGATGTCGATTACAGTGCGTATGAGAATCCGGGTACGCAGTTTAGTCCGATGGAGTTTGGGCCTCAACATCAAATGGGGCTTTCAACACAGCAGATGCGCCATAACGTCAGGGTTGGCTATGGGCCTCAAAGAACGGCGCAAATGGATGACATTGACGCCATGATGGAGCAACAAGAACGCGCAAGAACTATGTCTCAACTTGACGCCATGATGGAGCAACAAGAACGCGCAAGAACCATGTCGCAAATTGATGCCATGATGGAGCAACAAGAACGCGCAAGAACTATGTCTCAACTTGACGCCATGATGGAGCAAAAAGGTGTGACAACGCAGGGTATTGTTGATGACAATGCAGCCGTAAAAAATGCACCAACCACAACACCCCCACCGCCCCAAGTCAGCAAGTACGACCAAAAGCAGTTCTACTCCGCCCTTGATGATCCAGATGCTTCGCTTAAATCTAAGGGCTTGGAAATACAGGGCTTCCTTAATCATATCTCACGGAAAAACTACACCGATCAAGGATTCTTTTCAAAGTTGGGCCTTCTCAGTTCAAAACTCAATCAGCGACAACAAATTGAGCAAATAGAGAACTTCATGGCTAAAAAAGGCACTCAATTAAGTATTGAAGCCTTGAACCAAGCACATTCCAAGCAGATCAATGAGAATCCGGGGTTTAAGGCGTTTCTACCGGGGCATTCATTAATCAATGGGTTGATGTCGGCTATGGGAATACCCAGTCAACACACGCATCCCGATGTTCAAGCCTTGTACGACAAGATGACGCAGTTGGGTATGATTGAGAAAGAACACGGGGAAGATATTGATCAAGCCTCCTGTGAGGCTATGGGCTACAGGTGGGATGCCGGATTACAGGCTTGTTTCAAGAGTGATGGAACCCTTTTCCAAGGAAATTGGAGTCCGGGGTCAGATGCCTTATCCAGTGGCAGTGGAACGAATGGTCAGAAGAAGATGCTCTACAACGTCCATACTGGCCAATACGATATTCCTCCCACTTGAAATCAACTTACGTCCCTGAAAAAAATTGGAAGGACTTAACTGATAAAGACCTTGGCGGTAAGCGGAAAAACACAGTTTGCCTTGTTCGATATGGTGGTTTCGGTGATCTAGTTCAAATTTCATCCATATTTCCCTTAATCAAAGCACAAAGGAAAAGGGTCTGTGTCAATGTAACAGAGAAGGGTGTTGACCTACTTCATGGCGACCCCAATGTTGATGAACTCTTAGTACAGAAAACGGATCAAGTTCCGAACAATGAGTTAGGGCCGTATTGGGGTAGGCTCGCCCCTCTGTTTGACCGTTTCCATAATCTTGGGGGTGTGATCGAACAGCAGTTACTGAGCCTTCCTGATCAAGATATTTATTGGTGGTCACAGGCAAAGCGCCATAAGAAACTCAATAAGAATTACGCTGAAGCCCTGCACGATGCGGCAGAAGTCGAGCGTCGATTTAAGAATAAATTCTACCCAACTACTTCAGAGAAAAAGTGGGTTAAGAAACAGCGCAAGAAGATGCGCTTGGATGGAGCCTATACCGTCCTGATTGCTTTATCAGGTTCTTCTGTCCACAAGGCGTATCCGTTCATGGATAACGTGATGGCGGCACTACTCGTTACCCACCCCGATATTCGCTTCATTATGGTAGGTGATGAGGCTTGCCAGATACTTGAGGCGGGATGGGAAAAAGAAAAGCGAGTATTCCTGAGAAGTGGTAAGTGGAGTATCAGGGAAACCCTCGCATTTGCTCAACGATGCGACATGGTAGTGGGGCCAGAAACCGGCGTGTTGAATGCTGTTAGTTCAGAGGATTTAGCCAAGGTTGTGATGCTTTCCCATTCATCGCCTGAAAACCTCACAAAGCATTGGATTAACACAACCGCACTAGAACCCACAGACGTTGATTGCTATCCGTGTCATCGGATGCACTATGGGTTTAAGAACTGCGATCAGGATGACCGAACAGGTGGCGCTATGTGCGCTGTAAATATTGCCCCCGATGATGTGGTCTACGCCATCGAACAGCACAAAGATATGAAATATGAACTTCCTTCAATTATCGCAAGCCGTTAGGCAAGAAGTCGGTATCTCTGGCACAGGGCCAAGTACCGTCTTAAATCAAGAAGGCCAATTAAAGGTTATTGTCGATTTCGTTGCGGAGGCTGACTACCAGATTCAGAGCCTTTGGCATGATTGGGATTTCCTCTGGAGCCAATACAGTTCCACCTTATCCACCGGGACAAGAGCGCCAGCCACTGCCAAGCCGACTGATCTAGGTAATTGGGATATGCGGTCCTTCTATCTTAATTACACATCAGACGATTCCACACATCTCACTCCGTTGAGTTATGTCGAGTATCGAACTGATCACCGACAAGGCACTGCGACAAATTCAACACCGACCTATGTTGTTGTTCAACCAGATAGTAATCTTATCGTTGACCCACCACCCGATAAGTCCTACACCATCACGGCTGATTACTGGAGTACTCCAACAAAACTCGCCGCCAATACCGATAACTCTGCAATCCCAGTGCAGTATCACCGCATTGTCGTTGCGAGAGCGAAGACGATGTGGGCGGAACGTGAAGAGGCTCCAGAAATACTCCTAGCCTCTTCGGCGGAATATCAAGACCTACTCGACAAATTGGAATCACAAGCCCTGCCCGGTCAGAGAACTAGACGCTTCGGCAACGTAGATTCTGATCAGGTTGTACAGGTTATATGACCAATATTTATGCCAACCTAATTAGTCAGTCTTCGTTCCCTGCGTCCTCTATGAGGGCGAAGTATTTCCCCTTCCGGGGCGGGGAGATTCTGACTGACCCCGCGTTATTGCAAGAGCCGGGCAGTTTGCTGTTCGGAAAGAATTATGAGGTCTACCCGGAAGGTGGCTACAGAAGAATAGACGGGTACGAGAGGTACGATGGACGTACAAAACCATCAGAGAGTCTTTACTATATTCTTGAGTTCGACACCGGGGCGACAGCGGCAGTTGATACTGATACGATCACCGGGGCCACATCTGGAGCGACTGCCGAACTCATTGCAGACGCAGTAGTCGAAAGCGGGACATATGGCGGAAGCGATGCTGTCGGGTATATGGCTGTGGCCTTGCTGTCAGGCACTTTCACAGTGGGGGAGAATATTCAGGTCAGTGCCTCTACGGTTGCTGTGGTTAAAACCGCTGAAAACGCGCTTGGCGCAACCACCGATGCGCTTGATACCACTTATACACAAGCGGGGATTGAACGCGCAAGAACTAAGATCGGCACAGTAACCGGATCAGGCCCGATACGGGGCGTGTGGGTTTACAACGGCTCGACTTATGCCTTCAGAGATAACGCGGGTGCGACTGAGTGTAAGATGTTCAAAGCATCTTCCTCTGGTTGGGCGGCAGTCGATCTTGGTCAATACATCAAGTTTAATACTGGGAGTGCCGCTGTAACAGAAGGCGCTACGCTAACTGGCGCTACATCAAGTGCAACCGGCACTGTAAGGCGTGTTGCAATCAGAACAGGCACGGTTGGCGGCAGTGATGCAACCGGCGTGTTCGTCCTTACAGGTGTAACAGGGACATTCCAGTCTGCCGAAAATCTGCAAGTCAGTGCCTCTACGGTGGCCGTGTCTACAAGCGCACTGGTCACTGTCGCGCTAGTCCCCGGTGGCAGATACGAGTTCGTCAACTACAACTTTGGCGGTTCCTCATCGACAAACCGACTGTACTGGGTCGATGGGTTTAACACAGCATTCGAGTTTGACGGCACATATGCCGTCCCATTGTTCACAGGGATGTCGGTTGACACACCGAAACATTTAGCCGCGCATAAAAAGCATCTTTTCCTCGGGTTCCACAAAGGTTCACTACAGCATTCATCTATAGGTGACCCCTACGGATGGAGTGTAGTTACAGGCGCGAGTGAGTTAGGCACTGGTGACGAGATTTCAGGGCTTCAGGTTATGCCCGGTGATGCGATGGCGATCTTTAACAGAAACCGCATCTACATACTGTATGGAACAAGTTCAGCAGATTGGAACCTGAAAACCTTTTCGGACAATTCTGGTGCGGTTGAGTGGACGATCCAGAACCTAACTGAAACCATGTTTTTAGATGACCGTGGTGTAACGACCTTCTCAGCGGTCAATGCTTACGGCGATTTCACCATGAACGCCATCAGCAAAAAGATAAAACCGCTCATTGATGACAAGAAGGGGTTATCTATAGCCTCAATCAGGGTGAGAAAGAAAGGGCAGTACCGTCTATTTTTTAACGATGGCACGGCTATCTACGCCACATTTTCGGGAAACAAGTTGGCGGGGTTTATTCGTATTGATTTAGATAAAGTTGTTTATACAGTCTGCTCTGCCGAAGACACAGATGGAAATGAGATTCTGTTTTTCGGATCAGACGATGGCTATATCTACCAACTGGACGCTGGCACATCATTTGATGGCTCAGAGATTGAAGCAATACTCCGACTCTC